CGCTTCTTCACCACGATCGGCATCTTGTTGGGGGCGTACTTCGGCATCCGAACGTCTCCTTCCGGGGCGTTCGCAACCACCGATAGAACTCAAGCCGGCGCCACCCAGGAAACGTGGCTTCCGATCGCCGGACTCACCACGTTCACGCACAACCCCGGCGAGAACGAGGAGACGGCCGACACGACCGCTTTCGACTCGGAAGGCCACTACGAGCAGGACGTGATGCAGCGCGGCGCGACCCTCGAACTTGAAGGACAGTTCCGCATCGACAAGACCACCAAGGCCCAGGACCCCGGACAGGCGTACGTCGACAGCGAATGGTCCCAGCGACTCGGCATCGACTCACGGAACGCCGTCCGGTGGCGGCACGAGACACAGACCCAGTGGGTCGTGTGGGAGGCCACCGTCACGCCCGGCGAGCAGGGCGGAGGCACCAACGAGAAGACCAGTTGGTCGGCGACGATCACCCGTTGCGGAGCCCCGACCACCGCGGCGGTGTCCGGCTGATGACGACCGACACCACGACGTACGACGACGACCTCGACGAGCAGGCGCCGGCCGTCGGCGACCCCGCCGACTTCGACGCGTTTTTCGCCGAGCAGGACACCAGCCGCCCGCGGCAGGCGTTCACCCTGTACGGCACCCGCTACGTGCTCCCCGACTCCCTGCCCCTGATGTTCACCTTGCAGGCCGAGCGCGTGCAGGACAGCAACGACCCCGCGGACGTCCGCAAGATGCTGGGGACCCTGTTCGGGGGCGACACCCTCGACGTGTGGGCCGAGGCCGGCATGACCGACCGACAGTTCGGGATCGTGCTCATCTACTCGGCCGCGAACGTGCGCACCCCGGGCAGCGTGACCATGGAGCGCGCCGCCGAGCTGCACGACGACCAGGAGCGCGCCCGCGCCGCGGGAAAAGCCACGGCGCCGAACCGGGCGGCGCGCAGGGCGAAGCCGAAGAACGGGAAGCGGCGGAGTTCTGGCAAGCGGTAGTCCGCCACTGGGGCGCCATCGAGGGCGACCTGTCCCGCGAACACCAGGTGCGCGCCGATGAGTTGGCAGCCATGACGACCCGCCGGTTCGTCGCCCTGGTCGGCGCCCTGTCTCCCGACTCCCGGTTCGCCCGCGCATGGCGCCGCACACCGCGCCGCGCCGACTCCCCCGAGGACATAGCCCGGATCACGGGCCTACCGGCCCAGTAGCACCCGCACGCCCGGCACCACGGCCGGCACCACCCAAGGAGGTGAGGCCGTGGCGTTGACCGTGGGCGAACTGCTCGCCACGATCACCGTTGACGAGTCCGGGGTCGACGCCGGCCTGTCGCGCGCCGAGCAGGCCGTACGCGCGTCCGCGACGACCATCGCATCCGACGCCGAGCGCGCAGGCCGTCAGGCCGGCGACGCGCTCGGCGACGGCCTCGCCACGACCGCCGCAAGCGCAGTGCGCGACGCCGGCGGAGACGTGGCGGACGCCGGCGGAGACGTGGGCGAGGCGACCGGCGGAAGTCTCCGCGAACGCCTGTCGTCGAGCCTGAAAGTCGGCCTCGCCGGAATCGGCGTAGCCGCGGGCGCCCTGCTGATGTCTGGCTTCGGCCAGGCCCTCGAACAGGGGCAGATCACCGGCCGACTCGGCGCCCAACTTGGCGCCACCCCGGCGGAGGCCAAGAAGTACGGCGAGATAGCCGGCGCGATGTACGCCGACGCCGTCACCGAGGATTTCCAGGGTGCAGCCGACGCGATATCGGCGACCATGCGCGCGGGTATCGCTCCGCCGGACGCGACCAATGCGCAAATCCAGAGCATTGCAACGAAGGTCAGCGACCTTTCGAGCACGTTCGAACTGGATCTCGGCCAGACCGCGAACGCGGTCGGGCAGATGCTCAAGACCGGACTTGCGAAGAACGGCACGGAGGCCCTTGACGTACTGACCAAGGGTCTGCAAAACATGGGCCCGCGGGCCGACGATATCGCGGATACGTTCAACGAGTATTCGACGATTTTCCGGAACATCGGCCTTGACGCGACAACGGCCACGGGCCTTATGTCGCAGGGTCTACAGGCGGGCGCGCGCGATACCGACGTCGTCGCGGACAGTCTTAAAGAATTCCTGCTCACCGTTCAGGCCGGCGGGCCGGACGTCGATAAGGCTTTCGCGTCCATCGGCCTGAACGGAAAGGAAATGCAGGCCGCCTTTACGGAGGGCGGGCCGAAAGCGTCGGCAGCGCTGGACAAGGTCTTTGACGCCATGCGGCAGATCAAGGACCCGGCCGAGCGCAACGCCCTTGCCGTTTCGCTTTTCAAGACCAAGTCCGAGGACATGCAAGCAGCGCTGTACGCGCTGGACCCGTCCAAGGCAGTCGACACCCTAGGGCAGGTCGGGGGCGCCGCGGGCAAGATGGGCGACAGCCTGCGCGACAACGCGGGCGCCAAGATTGAGGCGTTCAAACGGGGCGCCATGCAGACGCTCACCGAGTTCATCGGTGGCACCGTTCTGCCTGTCCTGTCCTCCCTGTTCTCGTTCGTGAGCGAGCACTCAGGGGTTTTTACCGCCCTCGCCGCGGTAATCGCCGCTGTCGTGATTCCGGTGATCACCGCACTCGGAATTCAGTCGCTCATTGCGGGCGCGCAGATGGCGCAAGCGTGGATTGTCGCCATGGGCCCGATTGGATGGGTCGGCCTCGCTATCGCGGCCCTGGTCGTCCTGATCATCGCCTATTGGGACGACGTCAAAAAGTGGACGCTCGCCCTGTGGGATTGGTTCGTCGATAAGATCGTTTGGGCTAAGGATATGGCGATTAACGCCTTCCTGAACTTCACCCTTATCGGTCTACTGATCAAGCATTGGGCGACGATCAAATCCGGCGCCATCGCCGGATGGAATGCCGTAGTGAATTGGGTCAAGGGCGTTCCGGGGTGGCTGTATAACGCCTTCCTCAATTGGACGTTGCTCGGCCTGATCATCAAGCACTGGTCCGCAATCAAAACAGCCACGGTCAACAAGGCCGGCGAAATGGTCACGTGGGTGCGAGGTCTGCCGCAGCGAATTTCCGACGGAATCGGATCGCTAAAGCAACTACTGTACGACAAGGGAACCGACGTCGTACGCGGCCTGTGGAACGGCATTAAGTCCATGGGATCGTGGCTCAAATCCACGTTGATCAGTTGGGCTAAGGACCTGATTCCGGGGCCGATTGCAAAGGCACTCGGAATTCACTCGCCGTCAAAGGTCATGGCCAAGAGCGTTGGCCGCTGGATTCCCGCCGGCGTCGTCAAGGGCATCCGATGGGGACAGGCCGCCCTCGACCGGACCATGTCCAACCTGATCACCCCGCCCGCCGTCCCGGCCCTCGCCGGCGCCCCGGCGGGCGCCCTCGCCGCGCCGTCAAGCGGAGTGCACATCGAGCACTGGCACGCCGCCGAGAACGGCACCCCGGACGACAACGCCCGCGCGCTCGCGTGGCTGGCAAAGGCGAGGGGGTGACCATGGCTGATCTTGCAACGTTCAGTGCCGCCGGCGCCCTGGTCACCCGCCCCGGTCATGTCCAGTACGGCGACCTACTGCTCGGCCCCGGCACGCCGTACCGGTGGAAGACGCTCACCGGGTGGGAAGACCTCCCACCGCTCGACTCCGGAACGGTCGAACGGGCCGACGCGCACGGGGCGTTCCCCGGGCAGTTGCTCGCCCAGTCCCGCACGGTGGGCGTCGACGGCCTCATGGTGCGCGCCCCGCGCGCGCAGATCGGCGAGGTCGTCGGCGCCCTGTCCGCAGCGACCGCGCCGCGCCTCGACGAGATCCCTCTCGTGGCGTGGCTCGACGAGCGCGGGCCCCTGCTCGCGTTCGCCCGAGCGACCCGGCGCGCCGTCCCAACGACGCTCGGATACCGGGTCGGGACGATCACGGGCGGGGCGATCGAGTGGGTCGCCACCGACCCCCGCCGGTACGCCCTCGCCGAGCAGTCCGTACGGGCCATGCTCCCCGTGTCCGAGGACGGCCTGAAGTGGGAGGCCGCAGAAGTCGAGGTACTGCCCGCCAACCAGGCCGCCGGTATCGGCGAGGTCTGGCGATGGTGGTCCGACGGCGACCCCGTCATCACCGGGAACGGCACGGGCCCCGTGTCCGTGCAGCCGCTCACCGCCGCCGGCGAACTGGTGTGGTCCGCGCAGGCCAGTAACTACGGATGGACCGTCGCCGCCGGACAAGAGGTGACGTTCGCCGCGGACCTCGCCGCCCGGACGGCCGCGCTGATCACCCTTCGGTGGTGGACCGCGGCCGGCGCGCACGTCGCCGACTCGACCAGCGAGTCGAGCGCCGCAGCGTTCACCGCCGCCGCCCCGCCCGGCGCCGCGTTCGTACAACCGATCGTCACCTTCCCCGCCGCCCTCGCCGCACCGGTCACCGTCGGCACGTCCTCGCTACGCATCAGCACCACGGCGGGCGTGCTCGCGTGGCCGCTCAACTTCGGCACCCCAGGCAGCACCGGCCGCCTGTCCGCCGTCAACACCGGCACCGCGGAGACTCACCCGGTCGTCGAGTTCCGCGGCCCGGTCGCCATGCCGAGCCTGACGAACATCACGACCGGCGACGTCCTCGAATACGACCTCCCCCTCGCCGCCGGCGACGTCCTGGTCGTCGACACGCAGGCCGGCACAGTCACGCTCAACAGCACCGCCTCGCGGCTCTACACCGCGACGAGCAGGTCGGTCCCCGAGCAGACGTTCACGTTCCCGCCCGGCACCACCCCCCTGATGTTCCGCGCCGCGCCCGGCAGCAACGACCCGGCCGCGTCCGTCGCCGTGCGCTACCGCGCCGCCTACTGGTAAGGAGACACCGCCCGTGACCGTGCGCCCCGCATGGCTGCTGCCCCAGGGGCAGACCAGAGAAGACACGCGGCTCGCGCCCGTCGGCACGTGGTCGCCCGAGAGCGAGATACGCACCCGAGGCGGAGTGATCCCCGGCGGGAACCCGTTCGCCGCAACCGGCGCCGGCGCCATGACGCTGCAACTCGGCATCGGCCGTGCCACCGTGCAGGGCACCACCGCGCAGGGCGCGTACCCCGTCGCCGTCGACGCTCCCGAGACCGTCACGTTCACCGACGGGAACGCCCAGTTTGCGCGAATCGACTCCGTCATCCTGCGCGTGTACGACGGCCTGTTCGACCAGAGCAACAACGCCCTCGCCCGTATCGAGATCGTGCAGGGCGAGGCAACCGCCACCCCGACCGCGCCGACCCTGCCCGCCTGCTCGCTGCGCCTGTGGGACGTCACCGTGCCCGCCGGCACGTCCGCGGGCGTGGGCGGGATCAACTGGTCGAGCGCCCTCGCCGACCGGCGCCGGTTCACCGCCGCCGTGGGCGGGATCATCCCGCAGGGGTGGGGACTCAGTTTCGACGGCGCGTACGAGGGTCAGTTCCGGGACGCCGGCGGCATCCTCGAACGCTGGAACGCCACCACCGACGTATGGGAGACCTACCGGCCGCCCGAGCGGGCCGTCGAGACGACCAGCGGCGGACTGACCACCGCGAGCGGCTGGTCGCTCAGTTCCTTCAACGCCCGCCGGCGGAACGGCGTCGTGCAGGTGCTCGGCTTCTGGACCCGTACCGGCGCGAACCTGCTGTCGAACCCCAACCTTGCCGACACCCTGGTCGCCACGCTGCCCCCGGGGTGGCGCCCCGTCCTGCTGGTCGAGGCGACCGCCTCGAACGGCTTCGGTAGCGGCGCGTGCGCCATCGGAGCCGACGGCCTGATGACCATGCGGACGTGGGCCGGAGGCGGGCCGACCCGCACCGACAACGCCCTCGAAAAGGACACGAACTTGCGGATCTCCGCGACGTTCGTGCAGTAAGGGGGCCCCGCGTGCAGACCCCGTACCGGTTCCTGTTCACCGACCTACGGTCCGACCAGGTCGTCGACGCACTGCACGTGCAGGGTGTCGCCCTTGACGACTACATAGGCAAGACCGGCCGGCTCACCGGCAACATCCCCATTCCGAACCGAGAGATCGCCGAGCGCGCCCGCCGTGCCCTGCTCCCCGGCCGTACCGGGGTGTGGGTCGAGCGCGGGCGCGAGATCTGGTGGGGCGGCATCCTGTGGACGCTGTCCCTGTCCAGCAGCTCGCGCGGTTTCCTCACCGCCGGCATCCAGTGCGGCGGATGGGAGTCCTACCTATACCGCCGCCTGTTGCTCGACACCCAAGTCGCGCAGCAAGTCGACCAGTTCGACATAGTGCGCGGCCTGCTCGACTACGTGCAGTCGACCCCCGGCGGAGACATCGGGATCACGTACGACGGCGAGCCGTCCGGCGTTGTCCGCGACCGCGAGTTCTCTCGGTTCGATCTGCCGTGGGTCGGCGACCTGGTCGACCAGCTCGCCGCCGTCGAGGACGGTTTCGAGTGGCGTATCGCCAGTTACCGCGACGGCGACGGCCGCCGAGTCAAGCGCCTGATCCTGGGGCACCCCGTCATCCGGACCGGCGTCGCCGAGATCGTGCTCGACCACCCGGGCCCGATCCTCACGTACGCGTGGCCGCACGACGCGTCCGGCCTCGCCAACGGGTGGCAGTCCCGCGGCGCGACTATCAACGGCAACCAGGCCGCCGAGTCGTACCCGCTCATGTCCGAGCGCCTGGTCGCCGACGACGACCTCGCCGCAGGGTGGCCGCGCCTCGACGGATCGTCCGACTACACCACCGTGGAGCAACAGACCACCCTCGACGAGCACGCGCGCGCCGACTGGAACGCCGCCCGGCGCCCCGTGCAGATCCCCGAGGTCGAGGTGTTGCTCGGCAGCAACATCACGCCCGCGCTGCTCGGCGCGACCGTCCGCGTCCGCATCCGCGACCTGTGGCACCCCGACGTCCTCGACGCTCGATATCGCGTCGTCGGCATGTCCATCAATCCGCCCGAGCGAGGCCGCCCCGAGACGGCCAAGCTCTACTTGGAGGTAGCCGCCTAATGGCGTACGTCCCGCAAGACGTCCTCGACCGGATCGCCGCACTCGAACGCGAGGTGCGCACCCTTCGGGGCCGAGCACAGATGCGCCCCGCCATGAACCAGATCCTCGCCGGCGACGTTCGGATCGGCGAGGGCGGTCGCCTGATCTGCGAGGCCCCCGACGGAACGCGCATCTTCATGACCGGCCAGACGCCCGAAGGCGACTGGGCCGTCGGTATGGCCCGCGCGACCGGAGGCACCCCCGCCCTGACCGTGGGCGACGAGTCCGGCGTCGCCGGCCAAATGATCCGCATGTGGAACCGCGCCGAAGGCAACGAGTCCGACGTGATCGTGATGGACGACGGTTTCGCCGACCAGTTCCTCGGCCGGCCGTCCATGCCGATCCCGATGCAGTCGACCGCCGGCCAGGAGACCAGTAACACCGCCCTGACGACCGCATGGACCGGCGCAACGCGCCTGATGAATGCCGTTCTGTATGCGTCGTTCGAGACGTACACCCCCGCGGGCGTCACGGCCACTGTGCAGTTCGAGGACAACGACGGCGTGATCGAGTCGTGGACGGCCAACACCTCGAACGGCTGGACCGCTCACGAGATCACCAAGCCCGTGCGCGGCAAGTTCTTTGACCACCGCAACTACCGGTTGAAGCACAACGTCAAGACCGGTTCCGGCGCCATCCGCACGAACTGTCTCGGTGTCTACACCCGGAACACCTTCAGCGCGTCGGAGGCCCCCCAGTGAGCACACCCACCGCCCCGGACCCGGAGTCGAGCGGCTTCCTGCCCGCTCCGGGCCGCGACCCCATGACCATGACCCCGCCGAAGTTGGAGGCCGCCACCGATGCCCCTGCCCGAGTCGATTCCCACAGTCCGGGTGACGGGCCGGTATCTCCTCCCTGACGGAACCCCCCTCAGTGGGCAAGTCGTGTTCCGGGCCCCCAGCCTGATCACCTTCCCCGATTCCGACGTGATCCTCGGCGGGCCCGTTACCGCACTCCTCGACGCTCAGGGCGCGTTCGCCGTCACCATCCCGGCCACCGACGCCCCCGGCATGAACCCGACCGGCTGGTCGTACAGCGTGGCCGAACAGCTCGCCGGCGTACAGATGAACCGCGTCTATCAGGTGTTGCTACCCGCGGCGACTCCGGCCGTCGATATCGCAGACATTGCACCCACCGACCCGACGACGCCGACCTATGTAGCCGTGCGAGGTGACTCCGCGTACGAGGTCGCGGTGAAGCAGGGATTCGCCGGCACGGTTGCCCAGTGGCTCGCGTCCCTGATCGGCCCCCAGGGCGCCAAGGGCGACGCCGGCGCGCAGGGCCCCAAGGGCGACAAGGGCGACAAGGGCGACCGCGGCGACCAGGGCGTCGCCGGCACCGCGGGTGCCCCGGGCGTCGTGCAGTCCGTCAACGGCATCAGCGCCGCCGCGGTGACCCTGAACGCCGCCGCCGTGCACGCCGTGCCGGACACCGCGCCGGGCGCACCGAACGGCGTCGCCCAGCTCGACGCGACCGGCAAGGTTCCGGCCGCCCAGCTCCCCGCCAGCAGCGGAGGGGGCGCAGTCTCGACCGTCGCAGGCAAGAGCCCGGACGGTTCCGGAAACGTCGCCCTGGTCGCCGCCGACGTCGGGGCCATCCCCACGACGGAGAAGGGCGCCGCGTCCGGCGTCGCCACCCTGGGGACCGACGGCATCCTCACCACCGGCCAGCGCCCGACATACACCGCCGCACAGGTGGGCGCCCTCGCCACGACCGCGCGGGCCGCAGCGAACGGAGTCGCGTCCCTCGACTCGACGACGCGTATCCCCATCGCGCAGATGCCGACCGCGGTTGCCAAGAACTCATGGACCCCGCAGGCACTCGGTTTCGCCGCCTGGTCGTTCGACCCCGGAGGCGTGGCCAACCCTGCCGCGAAGTACCTCACGCCGCAGCGCCTGTACCTCACGGGCGTGAACATCACGGAGTCAACCACGGTCACCAAGGCCGTGATGTTCGCCCGCGGGTACGGCGGAGTGTCCACCAACCGGTACATGGCCGGCATCTACCGCGAGGACGGGACGCGCGTCGTCGCGTCGAGCGCCGTCGCGCTCACGCAGGCCGGCCAGGAGACCGGAGCGCTCCCCGGCATGGTCTCGAACCACATCGGGGCCGTCCCGCTCAGCTTCACCTCGACGACGCTCACCCCCGGCCGGTACTGGGTGGCGTGGCTGATGACCGTGGGCGGCACGGCCGATTTCTCGTTCTTCCACGTGCAGAACGAGGCCCCGGTCGCTACGGCCAACTTCTTTATGACCACGACGCCATTCCCGCGCGCCTGGTACATCGCGGCACAGAGCACGCTCCCCACCACGGTCAGCCCGACGGCCTCGACCGCGCTCGCCGACCATGACATCCCGATCGTGGCACTCGCCGCCTGATCACCCACACCACCCGTACGCCCCGGCACCGCGCCGCGGGCGTTTTTTCATGTCTGGAGACACCACCCATGGCACGTATGCCCGGCGCCGAGTGGCGCCCGATCGCCGTCAACTTCACCGACAACGGACAGGCCGAAGTGCGGGGCGTCGTCGTCCACATCATGGCCGGCACGTTCGAGGGGACCGACAGTTGGTTCCGCAACAGCAAGGCCCGGGCGTCGAGTCACTTCGGTACGAGCAAGACCGGCAAGCTCCGCCAGTGGGTCGACACCAGCGACCGCGCATGGGCGCAGGCCGGCGGTAACACGTCGTGGCTCAGCGTCGAGAACGAGGGGCAGGGGGGCGACGCGCTCACCGACGCCCAGCTCGACCGCGTCGCCGAAGTGCTGGCATGGGCGCACAAGACCTACGGTGTCCCGCTCCAGGTGACGAACTCCCCGTCGGGCAAGGGTCTCGGGTACCACGCGATGGGCGGTAGCGCGTGGGGCGGACACACGTCCTGCCCTGGTACGCGGATCGTCGCCCAGCTCGCCGAGATCGTCGCCCGAGCGAAGAAGCTCACCGGCGCCAGCACCGGCGGGGGCAGCACGTCGACCACGTACACCGTCAAGGACGGCGACACGCTGTCCGGCATCGGGGCGAAGGTGGGCGTCGCGTGGCAGACCCTCGCCACGCTGAACGGCATCAAGGCCCCGTACGTCATCCGCGCCGGCGAAGTCCTCAAGCTCAAGGCCGCGACCACGCCGAAGCCGTACAGCCCGCCCGCGTTCCCGGCCGGCCTCGCCCCGGGCAAGACCTCGCCGTCGGCGAAGCCCCTTCAGCGCGCGCTCAAGGCCGCGGGATTCATGGCGAAGTCGGTCGTCGAGGCCGACAACTACGGCCCGCAGACCGAGGCCGCGGTCGTGAAGTTCCACAACGCCTACCCGAAGTACCGCGCCGCCGGGAAGACCAGCGACCCGGCCATCGGCCCGCAGGGGTGGGCGTACCTGCACCGCCTCGCCTACGACAAGTAGGCCCCGCTCGACCCCCCATCCGCCCCGCCCCGCGGCACCGCGCCGCGGGGCGGGCCCGCACGAACAGGAGCACCCCGCATGAACGTCAAGAACAAGCGCGCCATCCGTACCGCGCTCCAGACCCTCGCCGCGGTCGCCGCCGTCCTCCCGGCCCTCGCCGCCCTGCTCGCCGACTCCGACCTCGCCGTCGCCGCCCCGTGGATCGTGGGCGCCGCCGTGTCCGCCGCGGGCGTTGCCGGCATCGTGTCCCGGATCATGGCGAGTCCCGCCGTCGAGGCCCTGCTCGACCGGTTCGGTCTCGGCCTGGTCGACGACGGAGGCACCGCCGAGTGACCACCAATCCGCCGCCGTCGGACCCGGCCGCGGTCGCCGTTGAGCTGGAACGCATCCGGCGCACGATCGAGGTCGGGTTCACCCGCACCGACGGCGCCCTCGCCCTGCTCATGCAGCGCCACGACCAGACCGACATGCAGATCAAGGACCACTCGACGCGGCTCGACGCTCACGACGGCCGGCTCGACACCCTCGAACGGGGCGACACCGAGCGGCAGAAGCGCAACGACAGCCGCCTCGCGGACCTCGAACGGGCACGGTGGCCGCTCCCGTCCCTCGCCGCCCTGGTCGCCCTGTGCGGCCTCATCCTCTCCCTGTGGCAGCTCGCCACCCGCACGTGAGAACGCCCCCCGCACGGCCGTCTGTGGCCGTTGTGGGGGGCGTTCTCTGCGTTCCGGCGCCTACGCCGCAGTGACCAGCTCGCGGGCCCGTTCGGAGAAGTCGGCGACCAGGCGCCCGCCGAAGGGCTGCATCCGCCGTTGCAGGTCTTGCACGGCCTCGACCGCCCGCGAGGACTTCACCTGTCCGGACAGCTTCAGCGTCCGCAGGCCGACCGAATACGCCTGGTCGAGATCCTTCCGTTGCAGGTGGGACACGGCGAGCGCAGCGTGAGACATGGCGCCCCGGCGGGCCCGGTTCTGCATCTTCGCGTGTTCGATCGAGCGGGCCGCGTGTTCCTCGGCCGCCGCAGCGTCGCCCAGGTCGCGCATGGTGTTGGCGTGCTCGCCGTGCAGGTACGCAGGGTCGATGAACGCCGCCCAGTCGGGTTCCTCGGCGAGGTCTGCCCGCGCGTACGCCCGTTCCGACTGAACGACCGCCCGCGTCGCCGCCGACTTGTCGCCGAGCAGGGCGAGGGCGCGCGCCTCCAGACACCACAGGTCCGCGAGGCAGGCCGGCGAGTGTGCTCGCGCCAGACCTTGACGGCCGGCCTGTGCCAGGCGCCGGCCCTCGGCAGGGTTGCCGAGTAGCGTCGCCTGATCGGCCATGCCCGCGAGGACGTGCGCGCCGAGCGCCGGATTGTGCGACTCCTCCGCGAGGCGTAGCGACTGGATCAAGTAGCGCTGTGCGACGGAGTGCTCGCCGTTGTCGTAGGCCATCCAGCCAAGTAGGTAGGTCTGTTCGGCCGCGGCCTCGCACAGCGCGCGCCGCACCTGGTCGTCATGCGACCGCCGCAACAGCGGGTAGACGTGGTGGTTCATGTACTCGGCGAGCACCAGGCGCCCGGACCCGCCGCCCTGTAGGACGTCCATTTTCTGGAACGTCCCGAACATGTTCTTCACGGCCAAGACGTCTTCCAGCCTCACCCGCGGGCCCGGTTCCGGTTCCTGGTCGAGGGTGTTCAACAGCCAGTCCCGCGAGGGACCGACACCGGCCACCGCGGCGAACGGCGCTGCTGCAAGGAACTGTCGACGGTCCACGTCGGCCCTCCCAAGGTCGGCGACTACTTCCACGGTAGCCGCGAACGATGGGTCGTAGGCGAGGCCGGCCTCGGCCGAACTTCCTTCCCCGAGGCCAATGTCGTACGTCGTGATGCGCCATCCGAAGTGATCGGAGAACACCCCGGCCAGAATGTCGGGGACCGGCGCGCGGGGCGTTTCACCTTCCAACCAGCGGCGCACACTGGTCGCGTTCGGGGCGACGTTCGGTTGTCCCCACGCCCGCGCCTTCGATTGCACACGCCGCGCCAGTTCCTTACGGCTGATACCCGAGCGTCCAACCCAGTACGCAAGTTCGTCGTTCGGCGTCTTCATTCCCCGCACCTCCGCGACCGTGGGCGACGAAAGCGACACCCTTCGACACCCCCCTCGACGGTACCCCCGGTTTCGTTACGCGTGTTGCCTAGTCAGGCAAACTCATTCGCTCGTGAAGCAGCCGCGAAACCCCCGTCGCGGCTGCCCGAAGGGGTTAGGCATGACCGAACCACCGCGGGAGCTGGCGCCCTGCGCCCCATCACCTAGCGCGCCCCCAGCGCAAGCGATGTTCCCCGCGCGCGCCGAAGCGTCGGCGCAGGCCCGCGCATACGTGCGCGAGGTCCTGGCGCACGACGACGAACCACTCGTCGAGGCAAAGCGCGACGACGTCTTATTGATCGTCGCGGAGCTGGTCACGAACGCCTACCGCTACGGAACGGAACCTGACGAGAAGCTACTCGTCGCCGTCCTGACGACCCCTGAGCTAGTGCGTATCGAGGTGCACGACCCCCGCCGCCGACGCCCCCACATGCGCAACGAATCGGGGGAGCGGGCCCGCGGCCGGGGCCTGCACATCGTCGACGCCCTCGCGGCGCGGTGGAACGTCGACGACAGACCGTTCGGGAAAGCCGTATGGGCGGAGGTAGACAGGTGACGACCGAAGTATCGTTCCGGGCCGTGCCCGGCCCCGGATTCGCCGCCGGCTGCACGGTGTCGACCTGGGTGCACGCGGGCGCCCTCGCGCCTCCCGTCGCGTACGTTCTGATCGGCCACGCACCCCCGCGGCGCCCCGGGGAGACGGCCGAGACGGTCGAGGACGGCCTGATGGGCATGGTCGACGCCATGAACTTACGCCCGGCCACCGAGCGCGTGCCGATCGTCGGCGCACGTCTCCTGATCCGCGGCCCCTTCGTCGCCCTCGACTACGGGCACCCTGCATTCGTCATGCGATTACCGACCCCGGGCGACGCGTGGCGCCGGCACGTTACCGCCGGCCGGCCTGCGTGCGTGACGATCGGCCTTGACCCCGTCCCCCCGGGCGCCGGCCCCGACATGGTCGAGCAGTACCTCGAACGCGTCGTCGCCACCAATCGCGCGTACATGGGCGCGACGACCCTCCGGACCCGCTGATGTACGAGGAACCGGGCGAGTTCGTCGAACGCCCCGTGCCGCCCCCATTCATGTTCGCGTGCCCCGACTGTGTGCGGTGGCTGCTGCGACTCGCCCGCACCTGGGACGCCCCCGAAGGGTGTTTCTGGGAACAGTTGCAGGTGGCTCGCCACATAGCCCAGGGCCACCCCGAGGACGTACCGCCCCAGCACCTCGACGACTGCGAACTGTGCGTCGGGTACGCCCGCCGCGACGACGGCGACGCGGCCCTCGTATGGGCCCAGCACCGGGCACGCGACCTGTTCATGCCGCCCTCGATCGCCCGCCTGTTGTGAGCCACCTACGCCGAAGGGATGCGCCCATGTCACCACTGGCCCCCGGCCACCCGGTGACAGCCTCAGTGCTGTTCACCAATCCAGACGACGACCTGTTCATCGTCCACCCGGCCAAGGCCGGCGCTCCGTGGCATCTGCCCGGCGGCATCGTCGAGCAGGGCGAATCCCCCGTCGACGCCGTTCGCCGAGAGGTGCGCGAAGAACTCGGCCTCGACAACCTCGACGTTACGGAACACGACCTGTTCGCCGTCGAGTGGCTGCAAGCCACCCGCCCCGGTCGCCGTGACCGGTTGGCGTTCCTGTTCGCCGGCCCCGTTTTCTCCCAGGCCGACACCGACCGCATCACCTTGCAGCGCGCCGAACTCGACGCATGGCGCTGGGCGCCCCGCACTGAGGCTCAAGAGCTGCTGCACCCCGCAATAGCCGTGCGGATCGTGGGGCCGCTCCAGACCCCCGGCAGCACGGTCTACCGTGAAACCAGACACGAAGGGACGTTATGA